AAAGATTTAGAACTGATTTCTGGAGAAGCTATTCCCACTATGTTAACAGAGATGGGACTATCTTATCTCAAACTTGCGGATGGATCATCCGTTGAAGTTAAAACAAATTATAGCGCCACGATTACTCAAGCAAATAAAGAGAAGGCGTTTAACTGGCTTCGTGAAAACGGACTGGGAGATATAATAAAGAATGAATTAACCGTATCTTTTGGACGTAACGAAGATAACAAGGCAGCAGAATATGCTGAACTTGCGAAGGGTCAAAACAACAATAAAAAGGAAACAATAAACATGAAACAAGAAGCACAGATCGCGAAACGCGAAAATGCAGGACCATTAGCTTCAAACATATTTGAAGCTGATGCAGGCCAAGGGATTGGAAATATAAAGCAAGAAGATTTAGCTTTACCATTTCTTAAAGTCTTGGGCCAATTATCCCCTGAAGTAAATAAGAGGGACGCTAAATTTGTCGAAGGTTCACAACCTGGCATGATCATCAATACCGTTACTAACGAATTGTATGATGGCGAAAAGGGGATACAAGTATTGCCTGTCTATTACAAAAGACAGTATATAGAATGGCAAGACAGAGGTGAAAGTAAAGGAGCTCCCGTCAATATTTATGACGCAGGGGATTCTATACCACAAACTACAAGAGACAAAGGTAATAAAGATAGATTAGCTAATGGCAACTATCTTGAAAATACTGTAAGTCACTTTGTAGTATTACTCGGCAAAACTCCTACAACCGCTTTGATTTCTATGAAGGCTACTCAATTAAAGATTAGTCGTAAATGGAATTCAATGATGATGGGGATAAAAATGCAGGGTAAAAAGGGATTTATGAAATCGCTAAAGGTTTTTCTAACAACGTCGCTAAAGGCGCTGTTCAAGCAAAACATGGCGATTCCGAACCTAAAAGCGAAGCACCGTTTTAATAACTTCTTTGTGAAGAAGAAAGGGGCGGCAGCGCGAGAGTTAACCCGCCCCGCACAACTATTATGAAGAATTTTATAGATTTATTTTCTGGATTAAAACGAGCCCATGGGTGTACCTATATTGAAAAGAAAAGTTCAGATGGTACTAAGGTTAAAGGAAAATCTTTCGTTAAACGTGAACCTGTCACTGATAAACTTTGGCAAGATCATCTTAACGGGATTGAACCAAGTCTGGGTATCATCCCAATTGATGAAAACAATCAATGTCGATGGGGATGTATTGATGTTGATAAATATAATTTAGATCACAAAAAAATTATTAATCTTATTAACAATAATCAACTCCCCCTAACTCTATGTCGCTCTAAAAGTGGAGGAGCTCATATCTTTTTATTTACAACAATTCCTGTGGAAGCTAAATTGATGAGGGATAAACTATCTTCTATCAGTGCTTTTTTAGGATTTGGTAATGCAGAAGTTTTTCCAAAACAGGTTGAATTAAAATCAGAAGATGATACAGGAAATTTTTTAAACTTACCATATTTTAATTCAGCAAAAACTACAAGATACGCCTTTAATTTTAAAGGAGAAGCTATTACACTATCGCAATTTTTTTTAGCGGTAAAAAGACTTACTCCCGAAGAACTCGAAAAATTAGAATTAAAACGACCCCCATCCGAATTTAGTGATGGTCCCCCATGTATAGAGTCTTTAGCTCAAACTAAATTAAATGATGGAAGAGATAGGGTTCTTTATCAATACATTCAATACGCAAAAAGAAAATGGCCCGAAGACTGGCAAAAACACATTAATGCATTTAACTATAAATATTTTGATCCTCCATTAGAAGATAAAGTTATTCAAGAAAAAATAAAATACAATTTGAATAGAGAACTGGGTTTTAAATGTCACGAAGAACCTATGTGTGATCATTGTGATAAAAAATTATGTTTAACTAGAAAATATGGCATAAGAGGTCAGTCTCTATTTCCAGACTTAAGTGATTTACAGAAGATTAATTTGGATGAGCCTTATTATTATGTAAATGTTGATGGAGAAAGAGTAAAACTCAAAGATACTTCTTATCTTCAAGAGCAAAGATTATTTCAAAGAGCTGTCATGGAACAGGTAAATAAAGTTCCTCCGAGTCTTCGCAAAAAAGATTTCAACGAAATGGTGAAACTATTATTTGCTGCCATCGAGATTATTGAACCACCAAAAGGGTCTTCCAAAGTAGAGCAACTCCTTGAACATCTTGAAGAATATTGTACCGATCGTACAGCTGCAGGTGCTACTAAAGAGGATATGTTATTTGGATTAGTTTGGACCCATGAGAATGTTCATCACTTTATTTTTAGAGAATTTTTTAATAAATATTTATTAAAGAGAAGATGGATGGAAAAATATGATGAAACACAAATGTTATTAAGGGATAAATGCGGATGTAAGATTAAGAGAGAAATGCTTGGGAAGAAGAACAAAACAATCATGACGATAGAAGAATTTGAAAAAATAGAAAATGTATATCGTCCTAAACAATTTAAACCGAAGGAAGTGTTTTAATGAATGGAAAACAATTGGATTTATTTGAAGCCAAAAAATGTTTAAATAATAAATATCTCACCGATAAACCCGTAGATGTTGCTAGTATTGTACCAGAAGAACCATTAATCCCTAAAAATCGAGTGTTTATTTATCCGACTGGAGGAACCCATCCTTATAGTAAATATGATAAAACTTTAGAAGGTAATGATTACCCATTTATAGAGGACACAAATTATGGAAAGAAAGGGGAAACAAAAATTAAAGAAATAACAATAAGAGATAGAGTGGTCTATCCCTACGTAGCATTGACAAAAAGTGTAAAAATAGTTGGTCGATCACGCAGTTTTTTAATTTGCATACATAAATTAGTGGGTAGAGCATTTCTCGATCCAGGAAAGTTGGATCCTTATGATAAGTACACGGTTATAGATCACATTGATGGTAAACCTTGGAACTATAAAGTTAATAATTTAAGATTTCTTACAAGATCCCAGAACTCTACCGGGTGGAAAAAAATTAGTAAAGCAGAAATCTTTGCTGTCGCTAAATTAAACAAAAGATTTTGACATGAAAACAATTGTTTTAGGACCACCAGGCACAGGAAAGACCCATACCTTATTAAATGAAGTGGATAAATATTTAAAAACAACTGATCCTAATCGAATTGGATATTTTTCATTCACGCAAAAAGCTGCTTACGAAGCTCGCGATAGAGCCGTTGATAAATTTAATTTAACCGCCGACGACCTTCCTTATTTCAGAACCCTTCACTCATTAGCTTTTAGACGCTTAGGCATTAAAAAAGAAAACGTCATGCAACGTAAACACTATGCAGATCTCGGCAACAAAATTAATATACGTATTGATTATAATGAATATGATGAAGAGCAAACAGGAATTTTTACGACTAATAGTGATTACTTAAGAGTTATTCAACTGGCAAAGTTAAGGGGAATTACTGCAGAACAACAATATAATTTAAAAGAACATAGTCAAGATTTATCCGTTAGAGATTTAAAAATTTTAGAAAATGAATTGGAGGCTTATAAAAAACAATATGGCCTCATAGATTTTAATGACATGATTTTAAATTTTATAAAGTCGGATGCCTCTCCTAAATTTGATGTGGTCTTTATTGATGAAGCTCAAGACTTATCTCGAATGCAATGGGATATGGCGAAATCTATTTGGGATAAAACCAAGGATTCGTATATTGCCGGTGATGACGATCAAGCAATCTTTCGATGGGCTGGTGCTGATGTAGATAGCTTTATTACTCAAACAGGAAAAATATTAAATCTTACACAATCGTACCGAGTACCAGGTGTGGTGCATGATATAGCTATGGGAATTGTTAAAAGAATTTCGAATAGACTTCATAAAGAGTGGGCACCTAAAAGTAAAAGCGGACGACTCTCTTACTATCATGAGTTTCAAGATATAGATATGAGTAGCGGCGAATGGTACGTGTTGGCTAGAACTCGTCACATGTTAAATGAGTTAGAAAACGTTCTGTATTCTAAAGGATTATATTATCGCAATAAATTTAAGAAAGGTTATGAAAAAGATTTATATGAAGCGGTCATTGATTGGGAAGAATGGAGGAAAAACAAAGACTTAGATCATGAAAAAATAAAACGAATTGCATCTTATATGTCTCCGAATCATTATCAAAAAGAAAATCTTCAATACTTAAATAAAGATAAATCTTACAACATGACCGAAGCTTATAACAACCAGGGATTAAAAACTAAAACAGTTTGGTATGAAGCGTTTGATTCTGCTCCGGAAAAACAAATTAAATATATTAGAAAGATGAGAGCAAATGGGGAACAACTTAATAAAGAACCACGCATTTTATTATCCACGATTCATGGTGTCAAGGGAGGAGAATGTTCAAACGTAGTTCTTCTTACCGATCTCAGTAGGAATACTCAAAAAAATATGGATCGTTTTCCTGATGATGAGAATCGCTTGTTCTATGTTGGAGCAACTCGAACCAAAGATCATTTACATATTATTAGACCCAAAGATATTTATAAATCATTTAGATTATGAGTGTATGGAAAAAACAAGTCGGTGGAAATCATTATAAGAAATATAAAATTCAACCTAGTGCATTTTGTACTGAGAATAAGTTGCTTTATCCCGAAGGAACTGTTATTAAATATGTAATACGTCATCAAGATAAAGGAGGAAAGGAAGATTTGTTAAAAGCCAAACATTTTATTGATATGATTATTGAGAGGGATTATTCATAATGCAAATTCCTTTATTTAAACCTCAAACCGAATGGCTCCCACCAGAGGAATTTCCAGACCTTACACAATGTTGCGAGATTGCAATCGATCTAGAAACTAGAGATCCAAATTTAAATATACGAATGGGTTCTGGTTCTGTTGTTGGCGTGGGGGAAGTGGTAGGAGTCTCAGTCGCGACAGAAGATTTCTGTGCCTATTATCCTTTTGCTCATGAAGGTGGTGGCAACATGGATCGTAAAGCAGTTTTAAAATGGCTTAAAGATGTTTTACAAACTCCTTCGGATAAAATTTTTCATAATGCTATGTATGATGTTAGCTGGTTGCGTGCATTAGGTTTAAAGATCAACGGAAGAATTATTGATACCATGATTGCCGCAGGTCTAGTTGATGAAAATAGATTACGTTACGATCTCAATGGAGTGTGCAGAGATTATATTAAAAAAGGAAAAGACGAAGCAGCTTTATATGAAGCTGCAAAAAGTTGGGGTGTAGATCCTAAAGCTGAAATGTATAAACTTCCAGCAATGTATGTTGGGACGTACGCCGAACGTGATGCCCAACTCACCCTGGAGCTGTGGCAAGTCCTTAAGAATGAAATTTTGAATCAAGACATACAATCTATATTTGAATTGGAAATGAAATTATTTCCCTGTCTGGTTGATATGCGCTTTCTTGGAGTGCGTGTAAATCAAGAACAAGCTGCGATCGAAAAGAAAACATTAGTTGAACAAGAGAAAAAAATGCTCGGTGAGGTGTTAGTAAGTACGGGAATAGATGTTCAGATCTGGGCTGCAAGGTCCATTGCGAAAGTATTCGATAAGTTAGGATTGCCTTACGAACGAACTCTTAAAACTGAATCTCCCAGTTTTACTAAAAACTTTTTAGCGAATCATCCTCACAATGTTGTAAAATGTATTGCGAAAGCTCGAGAGATTAATAAAGCTCATACAACTTTTATAGATACCATCCTCAAACATAGCCAAAAAGGTAGAATCCATGCGGAAATTAATCAACTTCGATCCGAAGGTGGAGGAACCGTAACGGGACGATTCAGTATGAATAATCCAAACCTCCAGCAAATTCCTGCACGGAACAAGGAACTCGGACCACGGATCAGATCTTTATTTATTCCTGAAGAAGGATGTACCTGGGGCTGTTTCGATTATAACCAACAGGAACCCAGACTCGTGGTGCACTATTCCTCATTACAAAATTTATATGGCGTGGATGAAGTTGTTGAATCCTATAAAAATGAAGATGCAGATTTTCATAAGATTGTTGCTGACATGGCCGACATTCCTAGACGTCAAGCCAAGACTATTAACTTAGGATTATTTTATGGAATGGGTAAAAATAAATTACAAGCAGAACTAGGCGTCAGTAAACTTCAAGCTGAAGATTTATTTAGAACCTATCATGCTAAAGTTCCATTCGTTAAAATGTTAATGGATGCGGTGATGAAACGTGCTCAGGATTCAGGAAAAATTAGAACGTTACTTGGACGCTTATGTAGGTTTCATTTATGGGAACCCAATCAGTTCGGGATTCATAAAGCATTACCTCATGATCAAGCGCTCTTGGAACACGGACCAGGGATCAGAAGAGCTTATACATACAAAGCATTAAACAGATTAATACAAGGATCCGCAGCCGATATGACTAAAAAAGCAATGATTGACCTGCATAAAGAAGGAATTATACCTCATGTACAAGTACATGATGAGTTGGATATTTCAGTAAAAGATGATAAAGAAGCTAAACAAATAGTACAAATAATGGAAACTTCAGTTGAGCTAGAAGTACCAAATAAGGTAGACTATGAAACTGGTTCAAATTGGGGTAATATAAATTAGGAGGAACTATGGAAAAAGTAAAACAACTTTGGACATTAGCAAAAGCTAATCCAAAGATATCTGCCGCTGTTGTGGTAGTAATTGTTGCTATTTATTTTTTAGCAAACTAGGATTTTATGTTGCATGGCTTACTTGAACGCAAACATTCCTGCCACGTATGCGCAGGTAAGAAGAGAATATCTATATGACCTTAAAGAGCACCATGGAGAAGTGGAAGACTGCTTACTTTTTGGGTTTGCATCGATTACAGGGCGTCCGATACTCTT